TAACTTGATTCCACCATTTAGAATCCCTGCCTTCATGTGCAGCCTGAACCCATTTCCTAGCAAGAATATTTCTATTGAAGTTTTTAAATTGAGTAAGCCTAGGCCTTCCCATGTTAAACATCATGTTGACCAAGACTTGCTGTACTTCTTCTGGAAACGCACCAAATTCTTCTTTGCCGTATAGTACACCACACTCTGATATAGATGTCTCTAAATCTCTTTCGAAACATTCTTTAACTCTTTCCTCAGAAACTGATGTACCTAAAGGCTGACCATATTCAGGGTCACTTGCTATTATTAGATGACCTATGCCGAAAGTAGCTAGACCCAAATGGTCTGCATAGATGCTATATCTAACACCTTCATCAATTTTAAGAGTTTGGTATACTTCTTCTATGTTCATTCAAAAATGCTCCAAAAGATAATCTTGTTTGTTCTTTGTGCAACCCCATACCACTACGAGTTGCAGTAAATAATTTCTTAGCGTGTTCATCAGATGCATTAGGATGCAATCCTGACTTAAATGATTTATAATCGTTATTACCTGCGTGTGAACGCATCTTAGTACCACTAATTCCTGCAGTTCCTTCTGCATCAGGATCTCTATGCCCTGCTGATACTACTTTCAAATGTTTAAAGTTATAACTGCCGTTCGGACCATTGTATTTATCAGCTAATTTTTGAAACTCTCCTACTCTATCAGATCCTGCTACCATTGTAACATGGGAGTAGCCTTCTTTATGCATCTTGGCTAAGTGTGCCATAAAATGAGGATGCTCTTTAGAAGAGGATTCAACGTTTGCTGTCGGATGAACATGCTTCAAATAATCTACTTTATGCTGTGGGTGTAGCGGGTTTTTATTCTTGTCCTGTGAATGACTTACAATAACCCGATGATCCGCACCTAGTTTAGTAGCAGTATTAGTAACATGATCCACAACTTTGCTGTGTCCTGCCGTCGGAGGAGACATCCTGCCGAATGAGAATACCATATGCTTGTCAGCCATTAATCACCTGCCCTTGCAAAGTTTGCAGCACTAAACTCGTGTCTATGCACAAACTTAGATGGTTTATTATTATGATGGACAACATACCCTTCAGGATTTGCAGGAGCTCCTGCTATTTCGTGTCCTATTGTATTATGTGAGTTAAGCGCATCTGTCAACACAGTCTTAGCTTTTTGTAAGTGTTGCTGCATTGCAATGGCGCTTTCAATGTGTGCTTTATTCTGTTTAACATGTTGCATGGTATCGTCATGCGTCTTAGTATGCCTGTTCTTAGCAGCCTCAGTCTTAACACCGGCAACTTTCTTTTTCATTGCAGTAGAGTAATGCTTTGAAAATCCTTCATGTGTAGGAGTTGTACCATCTCTCACGGTAGCATTCATATAAGTTTTTATAGGTTTAATATGTTTAGCTACCGCTGCGTGAGACTCCTTAGGTGCTTTCTTAAACTCTGATACTGCTGCATCCAAATGCTTCTTGTATTCTGCTTGATGAGAAGGAGTGTATACTGCCTTTGAAACATCATGGTGAATAGGCAATTGATGTACATCGGCGTGTTCTTTAAGCTCTGGTACATGTCCTTGTTTAACTTTCATGTCTTCAAACTTATTACCCTCATACGCTGTATGCACCGCTACACCTATGTGAGAATTTACTGCTTTCTGTGCATGTTCTGAATCAGCAGGATGATGGTATGTAAGTGTGTTTGTCTTGTATGACACTCGGTGACCTTCGTGCTTAACATCTCCGGCATGCATAATGTCAGCTTGATAGATACCCTTACCGTCATGTACTTTCGGAAGATGTGTCAATGCTGCTTGCAGTTTTGATACTAGACCAGGTGCGTGTCCGTGATTCTGTTGAATGTCTTCTGGTGTGTAATTTAGCTTGGGCGTTTTGTTGAACACTGACTTAGAACCGACAAAGAATTTGCCAGTTTCTGGGTGTGTACCGAATACAACAGAAGGACTACCATCATACTTCATAGTAATCTTAGTATTATTTTTAGCGCCTCGCAATTGTGCATGTACACCGTTGAGTGTATGAAAAGCGTGGGCAAATCCGTCTGAACCACCGTGAACAACATGATCTTCCACATGTTCAAGGTGTGTCAACTTATCGTCATTTGACGCTGATTCGGTTATAAACTTGCTAAATTTAATCATATTAGTATTTATAACAATTAATTATAGGAGAAATGTTTTTCTTTATTACAAATAAAAAATCCCAGGACTATCATATAGAAGCCCCGGGATATATTTACATTCTATCAAGTAGTTTATAATACACTACCTGTTAGTGCATACTAGCAGAGTTAGCTGACTGATAAAATTCCGGAGACTTTTCAATTTCCTTCACATCTACATTGTATTTAACACCCAATTTATTAGCAGTATCTTTCCAATAAGATTGAAAGCTTGGGTTGAGAGAACGTTTACTAGCAGCTATACAGTTAGCGATCTTTCTTTTTGCAGTGTTAGTATCCATTATATATTATTCCTTGATTTTTCAATTAAGTCATTTTCCCATTCAATCAGTTTGTGATCAACTGATTTGTACCACCCATAGTCTTCAGATGAATCCCAGTCTGTTTTAATCATTCCTAAATCTTCACAACGGTCTGCAATAAACCAATCTAGACTTTCTTCTTGCCAATCAAGACCGCCATCAAAATAAACCATTGCGCCTGCAAAATTATAAAATTCATCTTCATACCTACATGAGATAATAACATTAGGATCTATTTCCGAAAGATAATGACCCATGTTCTTAACATATGCATATATAGAGGACCAAGCAGAAGTTATCATAACACACCGATCAGAAACAGATTCAATAATCGCCCATTTAGCACCGACGATTTCTTCCATGTAATCTCTTGAAGGCCAATCTCCATCCCATTGCGGGAGGAAGTTTGAGTATTGAAGCCCGGATTCATCAAGAAGTTGTATGCTAGAGAATACTTCATTGAATAGGATTCTTGCTTCTGGTATTTCGGTAGTAATACTTAATACATTATCTACATGGTTCGCCATTAGTATCTCCGACCGAATACAAAAAGTGTTAGGACAGTTTTATGTCATGTCCCAGGACGATTTGGATTTACCAAATAGTTCTTAGCCGAAGACTGAAGAACCAACAGCGGCATACGCTGCTGCAATCATAGCGCTGCTAGGACGACCTAGACGATATGAAGTTTTGCCAGCCTTGCTTACATTAGTGTAAATAGGCTGTCCTGCTGCACGAAGTTCAGCAACACGAGCGCTGACAGTTTTAACACCAAACATTGAAGCTGCTTGTGCGGCTGTCAAAGACTGACCAGAACGAAGAAAATTAAGAATCTTAGCGTTTTGTGTCTTAGTTGCTGCCTTAGCAGTATTGGTTGTAGTTGTAGCCATAATTAAATCACCTTAAGTTACTTTCATTTAAAATTAAACGACTTTACGGTCGCTATCTGAGATCACTCTCAAATTCTTTACTATACCAAACATTGTACAACATCAGGAGTACAATGTCAAGCATTAATTAAAACTTTTCTAATTGATTAGTTTCGAGATTACGCATCTCCAGAACAACATAACCAACTTTATGACTTAGAGTTACCGAACCTGCCCATGTGCAAGCATCTTTCCAAGACATAAATCCCATGTTCTCTTTGGTGTGCATGCCTTCTTTCATACCTTCAAGATGGTATTTGACTAGCTCGACAGTGCAAGGATAATTAGTGTAGTTCATTATACAGCCTCCTGTGCCCAACGTTGGGCAGTTTCAAGATCAGGAGCATACTGCATCATTGCTCCCAGAGACGCTTCCATCTCAAGGCGGTCACGATGGATCTCGTACTCGATCTGTGCGCTGAGGCGATCACACTCGGCCTCAAGATCCTCGGTGCTCCACTCGTCCCAATTGAAACGAGGACGAATGCCATTCAACTCCTTACATCTGTCTGAAATGTAACCAATAAGATCGTCTCGGTTCCATGTATCGTTCATAATATAAGCCCTCACAGCTTGTTTTTTCAGTTTATAAGTACATTATACAGACTAACTACCGAAATGTCAAGCTTTATTTTCACTTTTTTACCCACTGAAATCAATAACTTATAAACCTATATTGTCTATACATTATAGCAATATAAGGGGCTATTGTCAAGCATTAAAATTAGAATAAAATCAATAACTTATGAATAGCGTCAGACGCTCTGTGAGCGCCTGTGCTGATCGTTATTATTATAGTAGTAAGGTGTTGAGGTGACATCAGAATTACAGTACAGAGAGCCTTAGACTAGTATCCAGATGACCACACGTTGAATTCATTATCTTTGATTACCAGAAGATTGAAACAAGCTGCTATATATGCAGATCCAGTTCCAGCGGTTATTCTTAGGTCTATATCAGTCTTAGCAGTAGCTATCAGTGGAACACCAAATTCATAAGTATATTGACCACCGTAAGTAGATCCAGCGTGTTGAGTTCTAAAAGTACCACCGTCTACGCAGGTAAGTAGTCTGGATTTTATAGCTGAATTTGCACTACCTGAGAAATCATATTTCAAGATAAGCGCAACATGATCATCAGGAACCGTATACACAGACATCAATGTTTGACCCTCGCCTGCTGTTATGATTGCAACTGGAGTTCCAGAAGCAGAACCGTATAGGGCTGATATATTACCGACTTCTTGTTGATTAGAGGTATTATACATTCTAAAAAGACGTATATATGTATTTGAAGAAGACACCGCTGTTGCAGTAGGGTCTGTAGAATCAAGTGTAACTATTTCAGATTGCAAGTCGTAATTTGCATCTAATCCTTGAATAAAAACAGTGATTCCTGCGTCATTCGAATCACTAGACTTAAGGAATACGTTATCTGCACCTCCATTCCAAGTTGTCCAAGGGTATAGATTAGAACCATCCCATACAGTTTCTTCTTGTCCATTGGCAGGACTAGAATTTGCACCGAATTTATGGACATGATACGAATTGCGGAGTTTTCCTCTAGCAGCTTGTATCTTCCAATCGTCATTCAATAAAAAAGTAGACATTTTTATTTTTTACTCTCTAAAGCTGATTTGCCGTAAAATGCAGCTACTATAGCAGCAACTGAAACGAAGTAAGTAGGTGCCATATCGCCTAATGTACTAGAAGCATTTTGCAATCCAGCCATTTCAGCAATAACGACAGCGAAAGGATATAATAGCATGCCGCCGAGAGCAAACCATGCCATTTTACGCTGTGCGTCTCGCATAGCGTCTTCATCTTCTAATCGCTTTTTCTTAGCGTCCAACATCAACTCCATTTCTTGTGTAGAAAGGTGGCCGTCACTGTTTAAATCGGCCTGCTTTAATTCTTCAGATGAATCAAGCGTAAGTTTTTGCTCTGACATAGTAGTGCCCTCTTGGGTTTCTACTATTTATAAATCTTAAAACTTAATACCTTCAAATTTATCCGAAGAAGTTCCTCTATCGAATACAGGTGTTGAATCTTGCTGAGACGCACCTGAATCAGTTAATCCAGCCTGAGAATCTTCTAAGTCAAATAATTTCATTCTTGACCTGTCAACACCTATCATAAATCTTTTGTTTGAAGTAGGATCAGCATATCGATTCTTCAATTGCTTAACCATTATCACACCTTGTTTCTCTAACTCTTCAGTACTTATAAGAGCAACCATGATGTCTGCTGTAGCAGGAAGACCGAATGACTCTGAAGTATCTGTCAACTCAACGTCAGAGTTTGAATTGTGTGTCAATATGTCATTAGCATAGAATAAATGATTTCCATTGACTTCTATATCAACAGCATCCCTTTCATCTAGTTCTTCAATCTTAACAATTTTTTCTAACAACATGTCTTCCTTCTCCATAACCATAACTAATATACTCGTCCAAATCCCAAACGTCAATACTGATATTTTTTCTATCTTTAGTAATCCAAACTGTTCCTTTACCCTCAACAAAACCACTAGGTATAGGGTCGGTTGACTTTATACTAATTCTTTTTTTGTCAATCACACTATGATAAAATTTTCTATCACTTGATGATTCACTGATTTTCTTTCTTGTATTGTCGGAAATTGGCCCTCTATTCTTTGCAATCTCTGACAACTTCTTTTTTGTTTCCTCAGAATGTGAGTGCCCATAGTTTTCGTATAACCCCAATTTGTGCTTTTTACGCTTAGTTTCAGATATTTTTTTGCGGACTTCTTCAGGGGGACTAATACCCCTATTCCAAACTTCATTACTATCCATGTTTTGTTTTGCTTTTTCAGGATTGCCCCAAAACTGGTATTCAACATCAAGTTTTTCGTTTTTAATGTTTAATCCAGTGTGTAAAGTATTCAATTTATCTATCCACTGTTGTTCTCTTTCTAATATTATGTCATTCTCACAAACTTCTAAAACTTCAATTTTGTGATTTAACGAACCATATTCTCGCAAAGACTTTGCAATTTTAGAAGAACCACCAATTTTTCTTCCATTACTAATATGTTCGTCTAATCTTTTGTCTATGTTATTTACAGTTTTTCCCACATACTCAAGATTAGTTATTGTGTTGGTTATTTTATAGATATATCCCATATCAAGTCTCCAGAGTGTCTATTAGTTAAACTTCACTTTTATTTATAAAAAGTTTGTCTTTCAGACACAAACCAGACTTAATATTCTTTTCTCCTTCTTCTGTTGGGAATAAGTGATCTGCTGAACACACAATTTCTTTACCACTTTCTGTAGTAATACGATACATTTTTTTCTTTACGATAGGAAATATAGTCTTTACTGCATTCCAACCATTATTAGACAGTACCTCATCACCGACAGCAATATCAGAAATATTCTTTGTACCAGACTGTGTGACAACCTTAGTTTCCAAATCTAAGCAGTACCCACTACGAGTTGTTTGTGTAGCAGTAACAACAGGAACATTAAACTCGCCTGCAAGACCTCTAAGCTCTTCTGCAATACTCTTAATGATTGTATATGAGTTTGCTGCTGACCCTGCTTTGAATCTACTACTCGCACAAATGTTCAAATAATCTATGAAGATTATATCGGGCATGAAATTTCTTTTAAGTTTTAACTCATTCAACAATGCTTTAAAATGTCCTGCGTGTGCAGATGCCGTAGGATATTCTTTAATAATAAGACGACCTTGAATCTTATTGTTTATCTTATTAATCCTATCGTCAAACATTTCTTTTGACAAATCTTTTAGTTGCTGAATAGGCACATTCATTAAATTTGCATCAATACGCTCTGCGATTCTTTCTTCAGCCATCTCCATAGTAATGTATAAAACATTTCTACCTTGAGCGATATGACCGGCAGACATATGACACATGAACAATGATTTACCGACACCTGTTCCTGCTAACGCCACATTCAATGTTTTATTTGCTAACCCACCATCAGTAATTTTATTAAACATTTCTAAATCAAAAGGAAGTTTTTCTTCTAATCTATGATAGAAATCATACCGTTCAGGTGCATTATCAATGTAGTCATGTCCTACATTATTATCAAACCCGACTGCAAGTGCATCTGATAATATACTAGGTAAAGCGTCTTTACCCATATCTTTATTACGACCATCTATTATCTGAATGCCTTCCATGATTGCATTGTATAATGCTTTATCTTTACAAAACTTTTCAGTTTCGGCTAACAACCATTCTGAGTTACTATCTTCGTTCTCGATATCATTTACAATATCTTGAACCTCATTGTATTGTGTTTCTGAAACTGATTTATCATCTGTAACAGAAATAATAATAGCTTGCTTTGAAGGGGGCGTATTATAAGTGGTAGTATATTCTAATATTTTATTGAATATAACTCTTTCTGAGCCATTAGAAAAATACTCGGACTTTAAAAAAGGAATAACTTTTCTTAGAAAATCTTCATTATAACATAGGTTAGATAATATAATTCTTTCAATGTTTTGTTGCACTAAATGTTTTCCTCACGCATAAATTCTTCACGGATTATTTCAACACACTCCCCACACAGATACAATTCTTCTGCATCTGTGTGGAAGCATATTGCTTCATCACTTTCATAAATTATTATTTGACAGCGATCACATACACCCTTAGACTTCAATTGCTTCGTAAACATCTGCGATGTCTTCCTCAGTGATTTCTTCTTTCATTATTCCGTCTGAACTTGATATTGTATACCGAGTTGTGATCCAATCAATAAAAGACTGATCTTGAAGAATAGGCAACCAAAACTCTTTAGAGTATGTGTCTGCTCGTCTGCGCTTAGGATCTATTGCTTCGCCTGTTGCAGTATTTACTTGCTGATACCAACCGTTGCTAGGCTTAATTACATGTCCTGATTCTAGTGCCATGTCAAGCAACCCTGACCACTTCGCAATGCCTCCCTCAAATGATACTTCAACTGGAATCTTAGACTTCTCACGGACAAACCGAGACTTCTCAACATTAATGATGAAGTTATATCCCGTGACATCTGTACCAGTCTTTTCTTGTTGACGACCGATGATATAGATGTTATCGGCTGAGTAGTAGATGCCTGTACCACCAGAAACAATTGCTTTCGGGAACAATCCTATTTCTTGATAAGTGTGATTCACAACTACCATAGGAATATCTTTGATTGTCAAGTGAGGCGTAATCATTCTGAACAATGACTTCATTTGCTTTGCTCTAGTCATATCAGCGACAGACTTACCATCAAGTGCATCATCAACTTCTTTCTTAGAAGCCAAGTTACCAACAGAGTCTACAATCACAATAACATGATCGCCTCGCTCAAATCCGTTCATCTGTGACATTGAATCGTGCTTCAACTGCTCAATGTCTGTGATAGGAGTGTGAATCACCCGACTAGTATCAATACCGAAAGTATCAAAGTATGCCTGAGGAGTACCAAACTCTGAATCGTAAAACAAAACTACACCGTCATCATACTTGTCTAAGTAGGATTTCGCAAGCAACAATGAGAAAGCAGTTTTGAAATGCTTAGAAGGACCAGCAAATACTGTCAGTCCAGGAGTCAATCCGCCGTCTAGCTTGCCGCTCAACGCAACATTCAGAGCAGGGACAGCAGTTTGTATCAAGTCCTTTACACCAAAGAACTTTGAATCAGTGAGAATAGACGTATCTTTAATCGTGCTATTCTTCTTCAACTTTTCTAATAAACTCATTTATTTCTCCTACCATACTTTTATAATGTGAAAAACTACAGGCTTCAAAAATCTAATTTCATGCCTTCGTCCATCTA